ACATTACAACTGATAGGTAATGTTACATCACAATATGTGTTTTGATTTAAAAACCAAGTCAATCCCCACTGGATAGTGAAATTGTTGGCAAATTTAACAAAGCCCGCATTAGCATCGAGCTTAGACGCAACGATAGCGCCTTGTCCTAATAAATTTTTAATTGTAACAAGCGTACTTGCCGGGCCGTCTTTCCAGTTAGCACTACCGAGGATTGCTTTAATTTGGTCTGTGATAGGAGCGTGCGCACTCGTATCACGGCTATGCGCATCTAACGCTCCTCTAGTAAGATATGCCGCATCAATCTTCTTAACGGTTACATTTGTAGAATTACCAATTACAACATCTAAAGAGAATACTTTAGAATTGATTGGCGTCTCCTTGGACGGGATATAGGATGCGTAGTTACCACCATTACTATATGCAATTAGTTTAGCTGCAGCATCCGATTCGCCTTCAAGATTAGCATATACGCCTAATTCCCTAGCAAAAAATCCATTAGTTACCGTACTATTGCCTACCGCAAATTCAATTCTAAATTGACCGTCTCCTACAAATTCACCGTTAGAGGTAAATGGACACTCCAATTTTGGAGCTATTACAGAAGTCATAGTATCGATATTCTGATTTTCAAGCTGACCGTCACCTGTAACTAATTTAATGTATTGCAACTTCTTGCCTGTTGCTTGTGATCTTGCGATTAACTCACGGCCATAATTGGTTAATCGTGTATTTGGATAAATTGAAGCCATATAATCTCCTTATACGTTAATTGTTTCGAATACATCGAAACTCATACCTACATTGATTTCGGAGTTTGCCCTGAAATCAAATTCATCTAATGCGGCACCGACATGAAATGACTCGTATACATCAGAGATAGCCCCGATATATATTTCGCCATTAAATTGAGTAGTGCTTTTAGTTTTGATGATTAAGTTCTTAGGTATTAACGGCTCGACATAATCGATGATGTTGTTGAGTTGCGTTTCAAAGCCATCTACTACGTCTATCCAGTACTCATATCTATCAGATACAACAGAGTGCTCTACTACGTGATTACCAAATTTGAAGTTAAGCATTTCTTGTACTTTTGGCATAGTAAAAGGGCGCTGTCCGATTAATACCGATAGTATTTCACTTCTGCGCCCTTCTGTATCTGTCAAATCAGGAGGATTAATACCTAATATTTGTTCCCAAGCGGCTAGACCGTAATCTGTAGCCGTATAGATGTATTCTTCTTTAAAGATATCTAGCATGATATCCCATAGCAGTTGTAATTCAGCTGATTCAACTCGATACACTTCTTTGATATCCCGTGAATCTCGAGTTAACGGAACAGCGAATTGTGAGATATCAATATCACGTTTAAAAATACCGAAATCTGTAATCATACTGCCACCAAAGTAATCGTCCCTAATACTGGGATTTGATTATCCTTTAATTCTAGTTTCGATATAGCGGCGCCGTTTATGGTAATTCTACCTACATCAAGAACATTAGGCAATTCGACCATTAAAGCCGTTACCAGGCTAGATCGAATAATAACATGTTCTTTCTCGTCTTGATTGCACCATTCCTTAGCACGGATAAGTAATCGTTGCTTGATAGCGTTTTCAGCAAGGGTTTGAATTTCGTTAATTGTGTGACCGCTCATCATAGTTACTTCAATTCGGTAGTTAACAGTTACAGGCTCAGCCTTTTCGATTGTTACAGTATGACCGATAGGAGCGAGCCCATAGCCTTTGCCTTTCGGTGCAGGGTCTATAACGTTCTCTACTTCCTTAATCAGTTCATCAGCTGCGGGTTTGTAGTCGCTGTTCAATACAACCAACTTAACTGTACCGCCACCATTCCAACATCGGTATACTTTAACACCACCTACACCAGGGATGGCTAATACCTTCTCTTTGTAATCAGCACCATTACCGCCATAAGCTTTTGATTTTAAAGCATCAAAGTATCGTTTTCTAAACACTCCCGTGTCTTCTTCATCTTCCCCCGGCGTGATATTCTTCAATATCTTAGCGGAGGTAAGGCCATTAATACCTTGAATTGGCGTAATATCACCTGTGGTCGCATTAGGAGTGCGCCCGTACTGTTCACATTTAAGCTTGTACTTATGTTCAGTATCATCGATTAACTCTGTTACAACAAAGTTGTATTCGTTGTAATTAAACCTAGAGCCAAGCGGTACCGCCATATTAAACTGGGCTTCAAATTCGCCTTGCGTTGCAGGTTCTGGGTAAATATTAAACTCTGCTGCCCTAAGTATTAAGAAGTCTCGGTCTGCCGTAGTTGCAAACGCTTGTTTCAAAATAACATCTGCTAGAATATAGAGTTCTGCAAACTCAATACTTGCCGGAGCTGTAGCATCGTATATAACACTACCTTCACGCCGATCGAATTCATCTTTAACTCTATCAAGCATTCGTTTTTCAATTCGATTGGCCGTCATATGCTCATACAATACCTTTCACCCCTTTCTTGATTTTTTGTAGCGTACCATAGATAGTATCTACATCGAACTCAACCATGACGTCACCACCTTCGTGGCTAAAATCAAAGTTGTATACCTTGGTTATTCTATCATCATTCAGCAAGGCCTCTTCTATGCGACGCTGTAACTCAGCGTACACATACGGAATAGGCTGCCCAAATAAGTCTTGTAATTCGATACCATAATTCCAACTGTAAATAATATATTGGTATCGCTCCGTATTGATGATTTTATAAATTGCTTGTTCCATAGCTCGCAACTTATCAGCATAACCCCTAATTTGGCTATCCGTTCTAAAATCAACATCATATGTATGCGACGGTTCTATATAATTTACTGTGTCAGGAATAAGGGCATCGTTATTTTGTTTTGGTAATAGTAAATTATCTGCCATTACTTAGTCGTGCACCCCCTATTTGGGTTATACCATCGGTCTAACGCAATATAACGTTGTCCGCCGGTTTCCTTCAGCATAATGACTTTGTCGCCCATTACTAATTGGTTATGAACGAGATACTTCTTACGGCCTACGTAGTCATGGTTATGGCTTTCGAATAAGGCCATACCGCCACCACCTGCTCGGTTTTCTGTAACATGATCAACGCTCATCTCCATAGTCCATTCACAGGTATTTTTGGTAAGAATAATATTCTCTTCAGGTACGGTTAGTTTAGGGTCAATCTTAATAGCGAGCGGTGACACACTGACAACTTCGCCGACGATTACCTCCATAGGTTCACCATTTGATATAACGGTGCTCGCTATTTCTTTAATCGTATTAACGATTTTCATGTATTCGCTATCCATTATTGAGCCCCCATTCGAATAATCTTAGTTGGTGCTTCGCCGTTATGCCATGCATAATTTGCGTCGCCATATTTCATAGCATAGCCACGGCTAGATGAGTTACCAAAGCAACCGCCAGCACCATCAGCAATTACAACATGGTCATCGTCGCCATAAATCAATAAATCACCCTTGTTAGCATATCCATTGAACTGCTCGGTGACATATCCCTTCGCTTCTAGGTTTTGGCGAAGTGTAGGAACAGATGCCGTCCCTTTATCATATTCCGCTTTTAAATCGGAGTTGTAATATGAGCCAGTAGCGCATACTGTGTCCGCACACCCTACGCTACCATATTGAGATACTCGGCCGTCATTGGCGCTGAATGCGGTATCAACTTGACCCGCTGTACCGCCTGCACCAGTAGCAACTCCACCGGCACCAGCAACAGATTTTGTTTTCTTGCTAGCCTCGATTTTCTTAACCGCTTCCGCATCTTCGTCTTTTGCAACTTCATAAGCTGCATCATTATCAACGTATCGTAAATCTAAATCCATTCCGTGAAATCCTGTTTTAAACGTATGGGTAACGGAAGTTACCATCATATAATTATTGACAATCATATCGCCAAAGTTTCGATTGATGTACACCAACGAACCCCCACGCACACGCACATCGCCAATGACGTTTTTCAACTTAATCTCACGGCTTTTCTTGTTTTTGTGAGCCATGATTGCTTTGGCTTGCGCTACTGCGTTGATGTCCTTTTCTTTAGGAATGAGCAGGTACTGTAATCTGCCCCATTTCTCGATATTCTTATCGTCTTTAGCTATAAAAGTGTTCTCCAACTTACTTGATGCACCATTTGGGACTGTACGGACGATTTTTACATAGTTGTATGTCTCTTTGTCTATGGAGGTCGTATATTGCACGTCTTCCATGCATTCATCATCAATATATATGTCTGTTTTCATGGTTTCAAACGATGCTAATCGTAATTCACCAGCATCATCATATAGGTGATAGAATGCATGATTGGGTGTGTATATAGCCGTTTTATCAAGCAATTGACATATCATTTCTTGCAGTGACTTATCTTTGAATATGGTTTGAGGTTTCTCCGGAGTTTTCCATACGGTATCGTCCATGTAACCACATTTCAATCCAAAGTCATCGGCTACCATTTTGATGAACTCTGTCGCCGTCATAGCCCCAATAACATAGCAGTCTTTATTCTTGAGATAGCGTATCTGATCATAGCAAGTAACTGATATAGAATTCTTGCCGTCACGCTGTTTCTCAAAGACATACCCAAAGAACACCGCTCCTCCGTTTAAAGTGAACTTAACTGTATCACCTTCTTCAAAATTGAGGTTAGGGTCTTTAGGTACTTTGAACGTCATCTTACTCGGAACACAATCAACTGCCCTTGTAATTTGTACGCCGTCTTCGGGTTCTATAAGCCACAAATCACCGGTGCTTTTATTTCTGATGGTTAGCTCATAGTGAAGTTGAGTTGGCATGGGTAACGGAATGATAGTGCCATTGATTTGAGATTTCTCGACTGTTTTCTTATCATCTATAGCCATTCGTTATTACCCTCTCGTTTTAATTGGATAACCTGACCTACACCCAAGATAGTCGGTACAGCAATTTTGTTAAGGGCTGCAATTTGGAATAGGTTATCCGTATTGCCTAGTTGCTTCTTAACGATTTGTTGTAAAGTCTGACCTTTTGAGACCTTAGCAGTAGATGCTACCGCTTTACCATCTGTTGGTCTATCCGACTTAACGCTACCTTTTGCAGTGCCGTCTTTGTCGGTCTTCACTTCAATTCGTTTAGCGCCCCAAGGCTTCCACTGTTTCAATGTAACGCTAGCATACGAGTCAAAGCCATTATCTGCATCCTCTTCTATGACGTAGTTTTCAAGCGTACATTTCATATTAGTCATAGCTAGCATCTGTCCGCCTGGTTTCATCCGTACAACAATAAACTGAAAGATTGTCTTTGTAGTTTTAAGTTTTTCGAGTTCATCGATGTAATATTTAGCCTTTTTAGATTTAAACAACATCGATTCATTAAATGGATAATCGGAGTTAGGCAACAAGAATTTAAAAGCAATATCAGTAAGCCCTGCAGGCTTAATAACATTAACTTCACCCTTTCCCAATAACTCCATTGTTTCGTTCTTACCATTGATAGTAGTGGTTAATTCTTTAGGGGGGATTGGTATCTGCATCGTCCCCATATAGAAGTAATACATTTAGATCCCCTCCCTTTGAATTGCAAATGCATCTTTCAAGCCTTTCGAGATTTGGCTTGTAAAGCCATCTAGGTCAGTGCCGTTATTGATTTCCACATCGTTATTCATTTGGATGTGAATTACATTAGCATCTTGCCATTTCTTCAAGGACTTATCGATAGCGCTTTCACGGAGTGCCTTAATTTCCTCATTTGTCATGTCGATAGACTTGGCAATCTTGCCTGTGTTCTTGGCAGTCTTACCTGTGTTTTTCTTAGTCTTATCGGCCGCATCATGAGCAGCACCTGGAGTAATTTTGCTTGCGTCAAACTCTTGAGGAGTTTGTGGCCCTGTCATGTTAGGCAGTAAATCACTAAGGCTAAGGTTAGCCCCAATGTTATAGCCTTCGTTAAGAGCTCCCGTAATACTAGAATATTCCATCTTGCCCATGACGGTAGTTTCACCGCCAGCAATTTCAAATCGTTCTAGTACACCAGTAGACCCTCCTACTTTATCGATGTTTACACCAGGAATTTTATTAATCGCATCAATAATATCGTTAATTCTAGCCTTTACGAATTGCCAAATACCATTCCATATGTCGATAAATAAGTTACCGACTGCATGCAATGGGTCTTTGAATACGTTGGCTAAGAAATTAACGAATGCTGCGATAATGTTCCATCCCAATGCGAACACATTGAAAATAGCAGAACCGAACGCCCAAAAAGCACCTACTACGATACCTAGTACGCTAATATTTGCATCACAGAAATAGTTAATAGTTTCTACGGCTAAGTAGATTATGACTATAACTGCAACAATCAAGCCAATTATCCATGTTAACGGACACGCATATAATGCAGCATTCAAACCCTCTTGAGCTACAATCATTGCTAACAGAGCAGCAGTCTCCGCCCAATCTGCTACGGCCTTAATCGCCATAGCACCAGCAGCAATAATCGTTCTCCCGGCTGCTATACCGGCTTGAATTGCATAAAACGCCATAACACCGCCCAATACCATCATTGCTATATACATGATAGACGAGTGTTGTCTTACAAAGTTAGATAATGTATTAAAGGCCCATACTGAGGTGTTAATCGTTTCACCGATAACACCTACGAGCCAATAGAATACCGGTGCTACCGTTTGAATAGCTCCCGTTACGTTATCCACTAACTCACGGATACCCTCGCTATTAGCAAGGTCGGATATTCGCTGGAATACAGGCTCAAACGCCCGAATAGCTTTATTCTTAATCGACTGCATATGATCGCCCCAGGTTTTAGGGAGTGATTCAAACTGCTTTTCAATCTCAGGCAAGTTATTCATAATAGCGTTTTTAATTACTTCAGCAGTAATCTTACCTTCCGATGCTAGCTTCTTAAGTTCGCCACGGGATACGCCCATAGATTTAGCAATAATGTTTTCAATCATAGGCGCGTTTTCAGCAATAGACCTGAATTCGTCACCTTGTAATTGACCGGATGCCAAACCTTGCGTTAACTGAAGCATGGCGTTCTTTTGTGCTTCTTTCGATGCACCGCCAATAGCGAATACCTTTTGGATACCTTCCATGAATTCTACGGCTTTTCTTGGGTCAGGGAACGCGTCATGTGCGGATTGAGATACCTGGATTACAGCATCCGCCATTTCCAAATACCCGCCTCTTGCACGCTGTGCGGATTCAAATATCTGCTTATTTAGGTAAATAGCGTTTTCCTGGCTACCGGCTACCAATTTAAGGCGAGCTTGTACCTGCGCCCATTCAGTAGCAGTGTCCTGGATTGATTCGATAGCACCTTTTATAGCGCCAATCCCATTCATTACTGTATTAGCCAACAGATTACCGGCAAAGCTATTCATGATACCGCCCATGCTAGCTTTTAGCGTTTCACTAGCACTCGATACGCCGTTCATCTTATTATGTAACGTGTTCATGGATTGATAGGCTTTAGTTGTTGCGTTTGCGGCTGCGTTCATAGCATTAGGAATATTAGTAGAGAGGCTTATATAGTTAGAAAGTGTAGCCATTCATTACCCCCTTTTTGCCTTATTCATTTCATCTTGCTCATCTTTAGCATGTTGCTGAATAAAGGCAATTACTACAGCCTTTTCATTCATGTCCATATCCGCAAAAACAGAAGGTCGCATATGGTATTTAACAAATGCCAAATATGCGAGCATCGTTTCTGTTTCATTGGATTCTAGGAGTTTTTTACTTCTTTTACCTTATCTTCCATGCCTACATCATAGCCTTGGGCTTCTGTTACTGCTGCCAAAAGGTCAGCGTATTCACCTGGTGTGAGCATTGCTTTTACAAGCTCAACCGGTTCAGTAACGCCCCAGCTGTCTTGAAGTTCCGCATCATAAAGATTAGGATAAGTGATTGCCTTAGATAGCACATCTTCGTTGTATGCAGTCGCATCAAAGCGTTCTTCAGATTGACGAGTGATGCGGTCTGTAATACGTTTAGTGTATTTCTTACGCATCTTTTCTGTTTCGTCAGTAGCTAATGTTTTAATCTTCCATGCTACTGGCTCACCATTCACTTTGATACGTTTAGATGCTACGTATTCAGTCTCATTGACTACATCAACGTTTTGTTTAAGGAATGCGCTTAAATTTTCAGCCATTGTAAAAACCTCCTAAAAAAAGGGGAGCAAGCACTAGGCTTGCATCCCGTCTAATTCGTTAAAGTGTTGAACGTATTTAACACCTTCGTAAGTAAAGTTGTGTTCTTGTTCGATGTATTTGCCTTCAGCGTCGAACTCTGCTGCTGTTAACTCATCAAGGTTCACACCTTTTAGAATTACAGAACGGCGACCAGCTTTAGAAGTTGGGTCGTTGTTAACTACTTGCATGTCAAAGTATGTATCCACACCCGTTTTCAAGTATTTTTCAACCATCTTATCGAATAAAGCTGTGTTGTGGTAAATTGTTAAGCTACCGCTGTATTCTACGGAGGTAGACTTATTGCCTGCACCGATACGGCCCAAGATTGCCACTTTTTCTTTATTCTTTTTAATTTTTGCGCTAAGTTTCTTAGCTTGAAACAGTAAGTACCGGTTACCGTTCTCTACGATATAGCAAGACGCTAATTTAGAAGAAACAACGTCAGCTGCATCCATCGTTTTCAATGCATCTAAAATTTCATTTTCCATGCGTTATCCTCCTAGGCTACTACAACAGTCATGTACAATTTTTCCATAGCCACAGTTGGCTGTAATTGTACGTTAACCAATACATCTTCCTTGTTATCACCTTGCGTAGGTACTGGGATATCCTTATCATCGAAGTTTTGGATAGCACGTACTTTTTGGTATTGCTCGGCAAGATATACAAGGTCGCCCCATAAGGACTCACGACCAGCTTGGTCATTAGGGGATTTATCAAGATGTGTTTTATTGAACAATCTAGCGCCGTCAACTGCCCAGTTATCCAATACACGAATGACTTGGTTAAGGGAAAAGTCGCGGTTTTTAGCTTTACTGAATTCAGTAAATGTGTTGATGTCTTTCAATACACGAACGTCACCTTGGATATTACCGCCAACAGAGTCAGTAACATTGTGGAACATAAACATGCCGTCCTTGATAGCTTGTTCAAGTTCGAACTGTTTGTACTTAACGTTTACAGTGTATTCGCCATCGTAGATCATATTGCCTACAGTAGCATTGATATTACAAGATGCTTCTTGACCTAATGTCCAGTACACCAAAGAGCCTTTTTCAGCGCCTTCATCGGTTACGTCATTAAGGATAGAGATAACCCCTTCATAGTTGACTTTAGTCTTACCATGAATTACTAATTGGAATTTAGCGCCACTTTGTTCACGGCAACGTTTAGTAAACGCAATAAGCAAGTTCTTAATTGTGTCGTCCGCACCAGCGTAACCCAAAGTATTGAAGTAGTAAGGTTCAAGCATATCAATGCCGTCTTGGTAGTTTTTAACAGTAATTGTAGTACCGTTAGTACCACCGGATAATGCAGAGTATGCAGTAGTAGTTAATGCACCAGTTTTAGTGAATACGATGTAATCGTTATCTTGTAATTCAGTTGCATCTTTCAAGTTCTTTTGAGTGTCTACTACTTTACGAACATCACCAGTAGTAAGGTAAGTAGTTACGATGAATTTACCTGTGTTATCTGGATCAGCTTGAACAGATACACCCAAATCGTTACCACGAATACCCTTATATTTTGCTTTACCGATTGTGCTTGTAGCTTGCGCACCATCAGAGTTTAAGCGGTAGAAGTAACCAGTTTTCAAGCCACGGAACAAGTCACGTAAGCCCTTCATTTTGTCATGGCCGTAGTCATAACCAAAGTATTTTTGGCAATCCTTTTGGAATGTGTCGTTATCTACGCGGAACACTTCGCCGCTTGGGCCCCAATCAAAGGAGAGCATCATCGCACCAAAGCCACGGTCAGATACTTCTGCATATGCTCGGTCTTTGGATACGAAGTTAATATAAGTACCTGGCAATACTTTATTGTGGAATAAGAATGTGCCACCACCTAATGCCATATTTCACTAACCTTTCACAGGCGTTGTTAATGCCTGATTTAAAATTCTATCAATATCGCTTTCCGTATACATTTCATCTTCATTAAGAAGGCAAGTGAGTAAATCACGATACCGTCTGTATTTGTCAGATGCAATGATAGCGTAAGCATCAAATTGTTGTTCAGTCGTTACTTCGACTGTTTCTTTTTCATCTGCCATCTTTTACCCTTTCTGTTAATTCCATGTGCTTCATCCGCTCGACAGGTTTGGCTACTCTCCGAAGTATGTTTTCATACGTCACGAAGAAGTGCAGCACGCCGTCTGAAATCTTGTATTTCATGCCGGTGCCCATAATTGTACGTTCCCCAACTTGTACAAATTCGAGCAACAGATATAACACACTAGGAATATCAATGAGTTTTCGCGTATCAGTAACCACATCAAGATTATTGGCGTAATACATGATGTCTAAATCCAAAGAAGTGTTATAAAGATCACCGACATGTCTTCCCATGCTAGGTTCAATCACCTTGATGTATGCGCACGGGAATGTCATATTGTTTTCTTTGAATTCTAGGTATATAGGCACGTTAAGTGCCGTATGTACGGCTTTAGATACAGCTGTTAATACATCAGAATCCACCATGCTTTTCAATCCATTTCTTTAATGTAATTTCCATAATACGTTTAGCGTTTTTACTGAGTGCCTTTTCAGCTTTCTCGTGCATGTACGCACCGTCTACCCAAGGCTTTTTCAGTCTACCACCTTGCATAACTCCGCCTTTAGATAGGCCTATCCACGGAAGAAATCTCCCAACTTCTTGCCGATGCCCATCATTAAGGAACGAGGCGTAAGAGGATGTATTGAACACCCTAACACGTCCTGTTCTATCGTCCAGTCGATATCTACCAACACTCCACGATTGGCGAGTATGCTCGCTATCAAAGTACTTTGTTTGTACTTTGCCATTTTGCATGAATTTAACCGATCGTTTTCCGATAGGTGTGTTTAATTTAGCCTCCCGCACATACACGGCAGACATTTCCTTCAAGACTTGCTTGTTGAATTTCTGAAGATTGCCCGACTGGCTCAGTTTTACTAAACTGCGATTAAATTCAGCAAACTCATCCATGTCGAATTCAACACCCATATCAATGCACCTCTAAATTTTCGAGCTGCACCTCTTGATGTGTGTCATATCGTGCGGAAATTGATGCACTGCGGAAAAGTTGCTTTGTATTTCGCCCTGTAACGGCTATTCGAGAGCCTTTTGGTATGATTACACTAGGCGAACAGAAAAGGCTCGTATGCTGCGTAAATTTTGGAATTTCAGCCATATTGGCAGTATTCGATGTTTTATATGACAATCTACAAGGATAAGGGCCGTCAATTTTGGTTGATTTTGCCATTACCCCTGTTTCTTCGTCCATTTGGTCGATTTCGGTTTCAATCGTACATTCGCAATCGTAAAGTTTTTCGATTTGCTTTGTATATCTCTCTACCATTTCAGCCGTCGGAAGCATGTCAACTCACCCTCTCCATAATTTGCGAATATTTGAGCCATTTCTTTCAACCTATCCTCTGCACTTTTACTGCTAAAACTCACTTGAGTGTCACCCATTTTAATCTGTGTAGGCACGTCTAAGTTTTCAACACCAACTAACGCAACAATATTGGTTTGTAAATACGCTCCGACTACCCGATGCACTATTACGTGTTCGAGTTCAGCCGGTAGCGTTTTACAATTAATAATATTGAGTACACGTTGGGTTTCTGCAGTAATCAGATAGTTAAGAATAGGTGTTTCAATATCAACGCTTCTATTCGTTATTGTCAGAATTAGATCTAGAATTTTTTCTAACATTCTTCACCAATCCTTTACCATTTGTAGTTTCCTCTACTGTTGGATTTTCTTCCGTGTTCGTAGTTTCCTCTACTGTTGGGTTTTCCGTCTTGTGGTATCGTCTCAATAGCATTCCCATAATTTCACCTACTATTTTTTAAAAGTTGCTTTTACAACTTTGGATTTATTAGTTAATGCTGCAATGTAATGTTCAGTTACTGTAATTACGTTTGTACGTTTCAATACATCACGATCAGTTTCAACCAATGCATCACGTTTCATGAAGATTGTCACAGCTGGAAGTGCTGGAACACCATCTTCTGGTTCTGGTGTAACTTGAACGATATAGTTATTGAAGTTGCCTGCATCTTCAACGATTTTACGAGATACAACAACGTTACAACCAGCGATTTTACCAATCACACCACTAGCCATTACATCATTGCCGTATTTGTTTTTGTCGATGAAGTTAGGGTCTTTACGCAATGTTGCTTCTTGTGCTGGGGAAATAAATAAATATTTCACCACGCCTTCTTGTTCTTCATCAAATTTAGCAACCGCATCAACAATGCCATTGTAAGAGATTTCACTTGTAGAAACAGAAGTGAGTGTAGCACCGCTCAATGCAGCCAATACATCATTATCAACTTTAGAGGCAATGGACATGGCTAATTGTTGAGCAGCCGTACCAACTGGGTCGCCCAAACCTGTAAGGATAGCTTTGTCAGTCAATTCGACTGCTTTACCAGCCTCTTTGATTTTATAATCATCGTGAGATGCAGTCATTTGGTCTGTATCCATCGGTGTACCTTCAGTAAGGTCTACCGCATCACCGATATAGCCCCATACTGGTACTGTTACGCTTTCACCTGGTTGACCTACCAAAGTATTATCGAATGTTGCAATTTGTGTAAATTTAATTGCTTTAGGCAAGCCAGCGGACACCATGTCAGCCATAACTTGCGGTTTAATCATGTTAGTAGAAGTAGTTAATGCCATTAGTTATCTCCTTTTGATAATTGGTTATAAAGTTCTTGATTTTCATCGTAAAGTTTCGAGCGTTCAGCATAGTTCATCTTGGCAAATTCCTTTGATGTAATCGTAGGTGTGCCGTGCTTACCGCCCTCATTGCCAGCTGGTGTGCCTGTTGGTTTTGTGTTTTCGCCAAATAAAAAAGGGTTCTCTTTCATGACCGCATCTAATTGGTCTTTGAGCCCTTTAATTTCGCCGTTTTCAATTGTTGCATCGTTTAGATCTAACAAAGCACGCACAGCCTTATTATTCTTAGATTTGACACCACTCAATGCCGTATTAACGATGTTATCAATTTCCATGCTTTTGATTTTCGCCTCGTATTCAGCAGTTCTTTTGTCTGAATCGGCTTTCAATGCATCGAGTTGTTTCTTTAATTCGTCGTTACTAGCATTAGCTTTTTGAAGGTTATCAATTTCACCACGTACCTTTGATAATTCCCCCTCTACCGATTTGAGTTTGTCATTTTTCGCATTAAATTGGTCTTTGGATACGTAATTTTTACCGTAATCTTCCACCACTTTATCCGCTACCTCTTCACTCAAACCTAACTTCATTAATTCGTCTTTAGTCATATTGACCCCCTTATACAAATACCCATTTCGCTTTATTTTCGTGAGCCACACCTCACGGCTACGGTCTTGTTGTTTTACGCCTAACAATACTAAAACGGCAATTAAAAAAGCAGCCGTTAAGCTGCTTATTAACTAATATATTGTTTTTCCCATTCTTCATAGGATATAGCACCATCATAATCGGTACTCTTATCATCTTTATTTCTGCCTGTTCGTGTTTCACCATCTAACCCCTCTATATAAGGGATAGTAGTAGAACGACAATAACAATGGAATGGCGGAACAGTAACACCAGGTTTAGCATCAACACGTCTAACAATCTTTCTATCCATTCGCCTACAAATAGGCGATGTATGACTGTCTAGCGTGGCTAGTATCTCCAACTTATCAACATCGAGTTCTGCCATGCTATCAAGAAAGCCCTGTTCATGTACTCGTGCCGTCTCTGTTTCTACTAGCCGTTTAGCGTTGCTGTACGATGTTTTCATTCGCTTGCTCAGGTTACCCGCCATTGTGTCGGCACCTTGTCCAATCATCAACGCTTGCGTGAAATCATTCTGCAGGTTAGCTACTAGCTTGACCTTATCACTCCATATGCGACTGCTGAAATCTTGCCCATCATTAGCCCATTGGCTATTTATAACGCTATCCACACGCTTGCCATCAATGCTATTAATCATTGAATACGAGCCTCGTTGCGTTTGTGCAGTATAGGCACTCTTATATACAGATGATCTATATACATCGTCTAACATGTTCTTAACAGATACATTTTGACTATGTGCCATAACTTCGATTTCATGCACCATATTGATATACAGCATTTGCTCACGGCTTAACCGCTCACGTATCGATGCATTAGACAACATTTGTTGATGTTCCTTAGACATTCCGAGTTGTTTCGCCTCATGTTCAAACTCTTTCAAGTCCATCTTAAAGGCTTTCATTTCGTACTTATCTAGTAGCTTTCGTGCTTCTTGTAATGTAATGCCGTTTTCATTGGCAAATCTTCGATACCAATCATTAATAGCCTTTTCTATTCGCCGTAATGCTCGTGCATACTGTTTTTTGATTTCCTCATCGGTTAATGTTGCCTTTTGAAATGCTTCATCTAGGATGCGTTCATACCGTTTTTGCCAGTAATCATTCGCCATGTTCCTCACCACCATTAGGGATTACAAAGTCAGGCATCAATTCAGCCTGTTCTTTCTTCAAACGTTCTAATTCCTCATTGGTGTCTAATGTCCATGGGTGATTAGATACGATTGTTTCGTTGGAGATGATGCCTACACTGTTACGGCAATTGTCGATGACCTCACTTTCATTGACTGGTGTGAGTTTATTAAATATGAATTCCACATCATCAAGTGCGTTACTACCTAGGATGTTATAGTACTGTCCGATAAACTCCAGCATCTTCTCAAATGATGCCTGGAACTCTACTTCAAGTTGGTTACTATCTAAATCAATATCAGAATACATGCTCATGATGTTCATCTGATTGGGGTTGTTAGCCATTCTATCATCTTTTGCATCAAATCCACGGCCATTTTCTATAATTGCCGTTTTTAATGCATGGATAATAAATTGATAGTTAGCCGTATTCACTTCAATATGTAAAGCCTCAACACCACCATCACCATTTACAGTGTTAATCTTAACAGCTCCATATTGGGCTAGCTTTTGTCTAAAGTCTGCCAAATCCGTGCCGTCATAGTTCTTCAATATCAGAATGGTATTCCGACTATCTTCCATCATGTTATCCGCTAACATCGAATACATATCATTCAATGCGTCTTGTAAGCACTTAACACGATTGATAATAGGTTGTTCTGTATGATTACCCTTGAAACAGATTAAAGGCACTTGCCCCCAATCATAGAATACGTTGCCAGCGTTAATATAACGTTGCTCGTCTTTCTCTTGATTGATGTACAAGTTTTGATTTTGATAAGTGTAATACTTTACTTTGTCTTTTGTGTAAAACTCAACAAATGTTACCGTCTGATTAGCACCGAGCGGAGCATACACTTCCATATCATACATATACACAAATGCATCTAACTGTGTATGATCATCATCACGCCAAAATGGAAGAATGTTTTCAGGTTTTAAACGCTTGAAAGCAATATCTCCATTTGCATCGATGTATGGATATAAATACCCTTTACCAACAATCTGCGAATCGCTGCATACGTTTAATAGTGTACGTTGGAATTTACGATTAAATATATCAGTGATGCGGTCGTCTTCCGTCTTAATTTCAAGCGGTTTACCCAACATATAATTAACTTTTTGGTCTACCAAATCATCAATTTTATTATCAACGATTTTATTGTTCGGTAGATTTTGCAACTCCATCAACGTTCCATCTTCTATGATGGTAGTCCGCTTTTTGTTTAGAACATCATGTTTACCCTCATAGTATCGTCTACCGGTTAACATGTCTTTTCTATCTTTACTACTTAAAAATTTTCGTATTTCACTTTGCAAGAATTCACGTTCGGAGATGCCACTATTCCCCTCTATGATTGCTTGCCACATTTCATTAGTTGTTAGCATTGTACCCCCTTACCAGCTAAATCTTGCACCGTCCATGATTTCACGTAAGCCATAACGCACCGCATCAATGGTATGATCATTATGTTTTGGATAGCTAGAAATAAAATTACCATCTTTATCCTGTGCGAATTCGTAAGACATAAATTCACGATACGCATTAGGGCAACGCTTTTTATCAATGTAAATCTTCGCCCTATCAGATAACCACTTGATACTAAAATCACGGCTATCTGGACCTTTACGCACTGGATAGGCTCTTATACCTAGCTCTGTAAATTCTGCTATTGATTTAGGTTCAGCACTATCACAATATACAGGACTATCACCTACTTTATCCTTAATGAGGTTCACGGCTTTCTTATTGGTTAATTTAGTGCCGTATACTTCATCGTAGATATAAATAGTATCGTGCTTTTCATCGTAGTTCATTTTCATATATACGAATGGGTCAGTAGCAAAACCAAAGTCAATGCCATGGAATACATTATCAAATGTATCTATGATTTCATCTGTGATGTCTAATTCTTCAACGTTAGGGAATACATCACCGCCTGTGCCTGTTACTTCGCCCATATATTCATGAGCGTACAGGTCAGGCCGTGCCTCTTTTAATTTTTCCGCCTCATTTACGAATTGTTGCCCTAACCATTCCACAGGAACCATAGTGTAATCACTTTTGATTACCATTCTATCCGCATCATCGGTTAATTGTTCTACGTTCACCCAATTATCACGGCTTTTAGGTGGATTAAACGAATAAAAACACCAGTACTTATCACCACCACGTAATAAGGACTGGTTTATGTTACGTATTTCATTCATGCCAGCGAATTGGTCTAATTCTTCGAACCATACTATACCGACATACCCAAATGGTAATTTAATTGATTTTACTTTTTGTGGATCATCAACACCAAGGAATAATATCCGTTGCCCTGTTGGATTGTATATAATCTCTAGCGGTGATTTTTTGAAAGTAAACTTATCAGATACACCCAACTTCTCTATACACCACTCTATTTGAGCGTATACGGAGTTTTTCAATGTCTGCCCTACCTTACGTAAGACAACTGCATGACAATCTTTGTTACTCATCAAAGTATCGACTACTTCAATGCCAACAAATGACGATTTAGTACTACCACGGCCACCAGTTAACCAATAATGCGTGTGTCTGTGCCGTTTAATATCAGCACTTACCACGTCATAATGCGGAATAATAACCTCAGTCAAATCAACACGCTTGAATGTGTCTTGTGTTGGCTCTTCATTCTCTGTAAGTCCGCCAGATACATTCAATACGAATTCGGCTGCCTTGTTATCCCCATTGATTGCATTTACTACTTGTTTTAGTACAATGGCCGTCTGTGCGGTTATATTTAACCCCTTAGCACTTGCAAGGCTCTTTATTTTATCGTCGATTTGGCCGTCTTTTAATGGAGTATCCAATAATGTATTTGTTATCTCTCTCCATGTTTTCTTGGCTCTTTTTGCCTTGCCACTAGCAATGCCACCGAGTGAACCAAGCCGTTGACGCTCTTCTCTCGGTAACTTGCCTATATCTCTTAGGTTTTGTTTATTAATAGCCACTTGGCTCACCCCCTTTCTGTGCTATATCCGTGGTTTATGGTTATAAACTGCCTGTTTTGATGAAATTTGCCACCCTCGCTGCATGTTCATGAGTTGCCGGTCCATAATAACGTGGACTGTGTTTAAAAGTGCCGTCTGATTGCAATTCCAAAGCCGTCTTCTTTAATCCGCTTATAAAATATGTATTTGGCTTTTTCGCCCATTGCTTAACCTTACCGCTGTCAATTAAACTTTGAGCAGATTTAGATATTCTTGTTTTTTTATTACTTTTTATAGAACTTTCTAAATTAGCAACTTTCTTTTTCCACGTTCTAATAGTTGCTGTCGTTCTTGTTTTAGGTACCTTGCCACTATCTAAATCTTTTAAATACGCTTTTACCTGTTTAATATTTCGAGCTGTAATGTTTAAATTGCCTTTATGGTCGAACAGGCTGCCTCTTGCTTTATCACGTGCTATTTGGCGTTCTACCACTCGTTTTTGTTTTTCAATCTTTTCCTTCAGGCTGTTTAGACTAGCGTTTTCTCTATCCGCTCTATTTTTTTCTGCACGGCCTTTCCCTTTTTCAATGTGCCACACTTGGCCTTGCCTTGCTCTCATGTTATTTACATGATCATTAAATTTAGCATCAAAGCTAGCTTCTAATGCTGCAAGTTTCGCCTTACTTTTCTTCGTGCCTTTGCTTTCTTCTCCGCTACCTGTTAGCGAATATCCAGCACCTCTACCGCCCATATACTCACCCCTTCATCTTGTCAGTTACTGCATTGCTAATGTATGTTACATCGCAATCGAATGTATACCCAATATCGCCGCCATATACGATTACGTTATGCGGTTTAACTACTTTTATGCATTCGTCCATGCCTTGTACCCATATATCAAATGCATCTTTGTTTCTTTTAACGCCTATTGTTGATACGGCTATCGTTCCGCCTGTTGGTAGCCCATCAAATGCGAAATCATAGCTATCTGCACCAGCCCATGAAACAGTAGGGATAACAGTACACCCATAATCTTGCATCATTTGACCGATTAAGCGACTTCTGTATGTATTCCATATCATCATCGCTATTGGCATGTTCGTGTATAGGCTAAAATCAGGCGTTAATACACAATCATAATCCGCAAGTATGGTACAGTAATCTTCTGGACTGTTCCATACTCTTTCAAATTGATAATCATCAAGGAAGAAATGAACACCTACGCCATCTTGTGGCGGCGTGCTTTTGCAATAATTAAACCCCATTAATGACTTCGGCGTGTGTATCACCTTGTCTAGTGTAGGTATGTCATATATCCCTGTGCATCTGTTTTCATCAAAATCATACAAGTTATATGCATTAGCCGTCCGCTCACGCTCGTTTTCCTTTTGCGGTAGTTCTATTTCAACCGTATCTACTGGGTCGGCAATTTCAAATCCAAAATCCGACATATCAAAATCAAATATTTCATTCATCTCTAATGACAA